CTTCCATTCCGAATCAGATATAGATTCGGAGGAGAGGGATTTGGGCTAGTAGCATTTAGCATTTCAATAGCTAATAAGTAATTGTAGTTGATTCTGTTTTCACTAAGTCGGACTTCGTTTATCCAAGTTCGTAACCTTGAAGCAGCAACAATTTTTGTAGGAGTGATAATTCTAGCATTATCCAAGAAATAATCTCCGGATTCTCGGCTCTCAAAGAATGTCACAGATAGTGCACTAGCAAGAGTCAAGTACTTGTCGGTTACATCTTCAAACCCTGCCTCTACTGGCACAAGTGCAGATGCTTCAACTCGACTGTCATATACAACCTCTTTCATCGTCAGAGTATTGTATCGAATGTTATCTCCTTTTATGTTGGTACGGTATGTTTCAATAAAGAAGTTGGTATCAAAAGCCTTGGACAACAATTCCAAGTTCTGAATTAAATTAGTCTCTGTCATTCCGACCTCTTTTAGCAAAGAGATAAAACTGAGGACATCGTCTAATAATGATGCGTTATACCTTAACTTGAAATTATATTTTACTGCAGGCATATCATAAAACTTTTGTCGATCTTCTCCGATCATACAGAACTGTAAGACAATAGCGCAAAATTGAGCAGAGTTGTAAGAAAACAATCCTGTTGCAAGTTTTGTCCTGTTTGTGACCCATTTCTTGATTAAATCTTGATCATCTTCTAAGTAATTTATCTCTTTTATCTCAACTTTCATAGTATAGATAAATTGAGTGAATCCGTTGTACAACTTATTGTAAATAGTAGCAAATTTGTTATTTGTCTTCGTACCAATTTCGCGAAACGCTAATGTCTCGATTAGTTGGTAATACTCTTTAATGCTGATTTTGACAGCATCAAATTGTTCTTGTAAAATTATTTCCTCAGACCATGGTGCTAATAACATTCGGTTGTAATAACCAAGCATGTTTCGCATCTTCCGGTCTGGAGAAATTTTTACATAACTGTCCTGGAAAGACTTAGTCAAATATCTTTTCAGAAATCCAATTTCATACAAGTAAGGGGCTTTCATGCCCATTAATCTGAAACTCTCCATAATCTCTGCCAATTCTCGAGTAACAGTACTCTCAGGATTGTCATATGAGACATGTCTTGGAGCTGGTAATCTTTGATAAAAATATCCGAGTTTATCTGCTGTCCTATTTTTTATATGTTTGCTTATTTTTGAATACAGACAAATATCAAAAACTCCTCTTAGCCTCATTAATAAGCTCTGATTTAGAACGGACGTGATATCATCGAAATTTTGCATGATACCCTCCATAACTCTGTTAATTAGAAGCTTGAAAACTTCAAAGAAACTCTTAATTGTTTTTGAACCATCTACTAAGTTCATTACAACCATTTTCCGCGTAGTGGGGGCTCCTTTCTGGTCTCCAACATCCAAATACGCTTCTCTACCTTCAATAGATTTCTGGTGGAACACAGTGTCTGTATTCTGCAGAATCAATAAGATCTGTTTCAATGTATTATCATATGCAGCATGAATCCATAAACGGACTTCATTTGCTAAATATCCCATTTTCTCAACTAAATATGGGTTATGATAATACATTCCTTCTAATTCAATGGGTCTGTGTAACATCTGATTTTGAGTTTCAGATGGCAGACTCCAAATATCTTTTCCGTAACCGTAGTATACAATCCAATTTGACCATAACAGGACAGTTGATTGTAAGTCGTACGGGCAATTACTAGTGACTAAATTGTAAGATCTGCCTACCACTGACTGTAAATCAGGGCCTGGGCCTGTGTTAGGGAGAGATGTTCCAAGAGTCAAACAAAATTTGACCCAACTAGGAATTGAACACCCCTTGTAGTAGTAAGACTGCAATACTTCTGCAGCCCTCCCAAATCCGCATTTTTTAGTTGAACTACGTTGTCCAACGAATGCACTGGTGGTGAGACATAATAGAACAAAGTACTTAGCTACTTGATCATTAGTCACATAACAGATAGCAGATCGGAATCCTTCTCCTTCTCTGTAAAATTCTTCGTCTTGATGAATGGATTTAAATATATCATCTATATTTATATCCCTTAAATCACCGTTTGGTGCTATTAAGTCTACCATCAATATTGAATCATCTGAATGGCCTTCTCCTCTGACCACACAGTTAGGGAAGTACCTTTTGAAAATTTCGGATACCCAGAACAACCCCACTGCAGTTCCATAGGAACCAGCAAAGTTGTACACTCCTAGAGTAAATCCTGGAATCT